AATATATTACAAGCAACACAAAAAGCAATGCATAATGCTATATTGGAAACCCGCAATCAGTATAATGAAAAAATGAAAAAACATCATAAAAAAGAAAACGATGATTATAATTTCTTCTTATTGATAGATGGTAATTATTTCAATCCTATAACATATTTTAATAAAGTTGCAACAAAGCTAGAAACAATACCATATTCATGTATTGAAGGTGGTGATAATAAATATACTGCGATTGCGGCTGCTTCTATCTTGGCAAAAGTAGAACGAGATAAATATATTGAAGATTTGTGCAAAGAACACCCTGAATTGATTGAAAAATATGGAATTGATCAGAATAAAGGTTATGGTGCTAAACGACATATAGACGGAATTAAAGAACATGGTATTACAATTTGGCATAGAAGAAGTTTTGGTATCTGTAAATCCTTTTCCACCTTTTAGAATCAACCTTTTACACCATTTCTTATTCAAAACGTCCATTATATAGAAAAGGTGGAAATTAGGACAAATCTTACTGAAAAATAATACTGTAATTAAACAATATAAAATTTTTTTTGGATAATAATATAGAAAAAATGATTTTTATATTATTATTATTATTATTTACATTTACAACAGTGTTTTCTATGGAAAAAAAACAATTTATTATAAATTCAAAAGTTCCACTATGTAAAAATTGCCTATATTTCAGCCCATATAAAAATGATAAGAAATTTTATGATTTAGGAAAATGTACAAAATTTGGAAAAATTGATATTTTATCTGGAATAATAGAATACAAATATGCTTCTACTTGTAGAACGAATGATGACCTTTGTAGTTTTAATGGAACATATTATGAAGAAAGAAAACATCCAAATATTACATTATCTATTTTTCAAAGTGAATGGGTTGAATGAATAGTTAAAAATTTTCATTACTTGTGAAACATATAAAAGTCTTAAAATGTATACGTAAAATTTGGCTCCACCTATCTACTTTTACACCTTTTACACCTTTTCTCATTTACACCGTTGAAGAATTCAAATGGTGTCCCATTTGAATTCTTCAACTAAGTTACCAGTGACGACTTCAAATGACGCTCCTGTGGAGCGTCCCATTTTAAATCTTCGCGGGTATAAAATGGGAAAAGGTGTAATATTTCAAACGCTTAATTTTACTTAGAATTCGTTTAAAATAGTTAAAAATAATAATAGAGTAAATTATATAAAAATGGAAAATCTTGACGTTATATTTAATAAATATGAAACTGATAAAAATACATATTTTCACAATTATACAAGACAATATAATACATTGTTAAGTAATTTTAGAGATAAACCAATAAAATATTTAGAAATTGGTGTTTGGTCCGGAGCCAGCGTAAAAGCATTCAGAGAGGCGTTTAAAAAATCTACATGTATTTTAGGTTTGGATATTGATAATAGATGTAAAACATATGAAGATGTTGAAAATAATATATTTATAGAAATAGGGGATGCAACAGATAGAAATTTTATACAACAAATTACTGAAAAATATGGTTCGTTTGATATTATTTTAGATGATGGTTCTCATAGAAATAAAGATGTAATAGAATCATTTGAATTATTATTTCCGTTATTGAATGATAATGGATTATATATTGTTGAAGATACTATATGTTATAAATCGCAAAGTCATATAGTCCAAAATTACGAAAATCATTTACAATATTTCTTTAAATATACAGAATACTTAAACCAATGGCGTTATGATTCAACAGAAGGAGTAAAAGACAATTGTATAGACCCTTTTAAAATTCAAAAAAAAACCGAAAATGTCTTTGAATATGCTATAGATAAAATAGAATATGGTTGTTCTTATATTGCTATTTTTAAAAAAAATAGAACACATTTGATAAAATAGTCGGCGTTTGAAATGTTACACCTTTTCTCAATGTAAACGCTAATTAAATTATATAAATCAACGAAAATGGTATAAAAATATATAAATTATTAATTTAGTATAATGCTAAAAAAACATATGGTATTATTTGAAAGCAAACACCATGGGTGGATTGCCTATTCTACATCAGGAAGTGATGCTAAAAGAATATTAAGTGTAAACAACAAATATGATGTATTTTACATCTTTGAGTGTGATTTATTGAAAGAATATCCATATATTATGAAATTAAAAGCCCCTTAAATAAACACTATGATTGTAAAAGAATAAACAAATATAAAGAAGAAAATTTTGAAGAAAATGATAAATATATTATTATTAGTTCCAAACCAGAGGGTCAAGACGAAGGAATTTATTTTGATGTAAAACATAATTAAATGGGCGTTTTAAATGAGAAAAGGTGGAGCCAAATCTTTTGTTTTTTGGTCGGTGTAATACGTGAAGGCCATTTTCTCTTTTTTTGAGTTTTATTTCGCACAGGCATTTATGATAAACAAAAAATTGAATAATAATGAAGAGCTTATTTCATTCTTCTACTTTGTTTTCTTTTTCTATGTCTTGTTTGTTTTCCTTTTCTATGTCTTGTTTTATTTTTTTGTTTCTTCATTCTTTTACCACCCGAAGGTGTAGCATTATTAAAATCGTCTACAATTTTTTTTCCTATACTTCTACCTGTTTTTTGATTTATTAATCTTTTTGTTTCTTTTGCTACATATTGTCTTTGCGCTTGATTATCTAATATTTCTTGGGTTCTTGGTCTATAAAATCTTGACCGACTATTTTGAAAAGGAACAGTCATATTCCCCCTTGAAGGTAAAATAAATTTAGAAAATGCCCCAGCACCCTCGCTACCTACGAATGTACCTTTTTCTTTTACATTTACATTATCATAACCAGTAAATTCTATTAAATATTCTTCATTTAATTTCAAATCTCCGGATTTGACTTCTTCTAAAAATTGGTTTTGTTCTGGTAAAAATTCCATATATAATAAATATAATTATAAAAATTTAATTTGTTAATAAAATAATGACACCAAATATATCCGCTAATAATTTATCACGTAAAATTCTTTGGTAATTTTAGACCTTTTTACTTTCATAAAAAGTAAAGCAAAAAGGCTGAATTTTTGGCTCCACCTTTTCTAAAGGTGGATGGAATAAAATTGAAATCTTTTTTTATATTTATATGATACACAAATAAATATAAAATGGTTAAAATTTGTGTGTTTGATACTGAGACAACAGGTTTACCTCCAATTTTAGATGGAAAAGACTGGAACGAGAGAAATGTGAATGATGGAAAATTACTCAATTTTGCTGACCTTTCTAACCCGTCTTCTGTGTGGAAACAAGTGCTATCTTCATGGCCTAGTATTATTCAGTTGGGTTATATTATTTATGATACAGAAGCCCCAAACAAGAGCAAAATATTCAATAAATATATTGATATCCCTGATGATGTAGTTATCACAGAATCTTCTATAGAAAAACATCACATTGACAGAGAAAAAATCAGGCGCGAACCAACTGAAAAAAAGGCACTGGTTGGAGACGCTGTTGTGGAATTCATGAATGATATCATGGATCCTGATGTTGTTACAGTTGTAGGTCATAATGTTCAATTTGATCGTAAAGCGGTAATTGCTGAATTGTTGCGTTTATCGGGTGCAAATGTGGGGGCAGAAACTGAGAAACAATTGCAGTTTTTAATGAACAATAAAAAATTCACATGCAGTATGGATGTAACAGCTCCTATTTGTAATATACAAATTGCAATAAATTATAAAGATAAAAAAACGGGCGAAGATAAAGTATTTTATAAGGTAAAAAGTCCAAAATTGATAGAATCATACCAATATTATTTTGGTTATTCACCCGACGAGGATGCATTACATGATGCTTTAATTGACGTAATATTATGCCTAAGAGTTTTCATTAAATATAAATACAATGAAGACATTTGCGGTAAAAATGAAATTATTACAGAATATATCAAAAAAATATCTCCTGAAGGATATGTTTGCAATTTAGAAAAAGCAAAAATGGATGATCCTGATGTTGACATTGAAAATATAAAATTAGAAATAATAGATCCGTTTGATGAAAGTGACAACTTAAGTACAAAGACAAACACAACAACAAGCTCAACAACAAAATCAAAAACAAAAAGTAAAAAAGGCGGTAAAAAAAATAAAAAACAAAAGGCAAAAACGAAAAGAAGAAGGTCTAAACGCATTTTAGCACAAAAAAAGAACAACCTTTAAGAAAGGTTGTGTCAAACCTATCTACTTTTATAAAAAGTAGACCCAAACGCTTGCAGTTTGGGTCCACCTTTTCTAAAGGTGGATTTTCTAAAAGTTGCTAGGCAGAACACATCTCACAAATCTCATCCTTTTCTTCCACTTTTTTCTTCTCAGGTTCTATAGTAAATTGTTGAGCCTGGTGTTTCGCTTTTCTTCTCAAATAATAAATACCTGTTTTCAACCCTTTTTTCCATGAATAAAAATGCATTGATGTAAGAGTATTGTATGTTGGATCTTCTACCCATAAATTCATAGATTGACTTTGACAAATAAATGCTCCGCGGTCAGCAGACATATCTATTAGATGTTTCATCGGCATTTCCCATACAATTTTGTATTTATTTTTAATATGTTCGCTCAACATGGATAATTGTTGTACGCTTCCCTTGTTTGCAATAATATTATTTTTAATTTGTTCATTCCATAATCCCAAATCAATAAGTTCTTTCATTAAATATTTATTGACTACGACAAATTCGCCTGCTAATGTGCGACGACTATATAAATTACTTGTGAACGGTTCAAAACATTCATTGAATCCTAAAATCTGTGATGTAGACGCAGTTGGCATTGGAGCAAGTAAAAGTGAATTGCGCATTCCGTGCGCGACTATGGATTGTTTCAAAGCATCCCAATCGTAACGTCCGGGCGTAGGCTCTACGCCCCACATATCAAACTGCAGCATTCCTTTTGATGCAGGCGAATCTTCAAATGATTGATATGCACCAATGTGTTGTGTTTTTAACCCATGTTTCAATCCATTTGTATACTTTGTTTCATAAATTAATTGCGCATCACTATTAAAATCTATTTGGGACGCATATCTTTCTTTAATAGCAATAGCAATTTCATTACTTTTTTCTAGTGCTGCATGATAAATCGTTTCAAATATCAGTTTGTTGACTTCTTTTGCTTCATCACTATGAAATGGAATATCCATTAAAATAAATGCATCCGCCAAACCTTGAACACCAATACCAATGGGTCTGTGCAACATATTACTGCGCTCCGTTTTAGGAGTTGGATAGAAATTCACATCTATTACTTTGTTTAAATTATTAGTTACTACTTTTGCAACTTCATGTAGTTTTTCATAATCAAACTCTTT